TGCGTAACAGTGGAAGAGTAGGTAGTCGCTGGTTAAAAGATTATTTTATATGCCTATAGATTAGGGAGAAATCCCACCAGTAAATAGATATGTTATTATTTAATATAAAAAAACTATCTAATGATAAATACAATTATTTGTACGTTCATTGCTGGAGTTGCTGTAATCTATGCGGTTCGCCTAATAGATTATATTGTTTCACGGCTTTAAAATTATAAGATGATTGCTAATAATGGCACCCTTCGTTTGTTCGTGAACAAACGAAGGGCTTTTTTTATTCCATATAAGCCACCGAAAACTCTTTCGGAATGAACCGCCCAACTGGGATAGGTTTAGCAGATTCAATGGCCGCATGGATTTCTCTTTTGTTGAACTCATGTCCCTTTTCTTTGGCTTGCTTCTCACATTCTTCCTCTTTATTTTTTGAGGTAGTGGGTAATAAGCATCATCGCTCTGTCAACGTTGAAGGTGTTCACGACAAAAGTCTGAACCCTTTCGTCTTCATTTTCCCCATCCGTGAATGTGATTTTCGTCTCAATCTGGTAGAATTTCTTTTCATTCGGTTTAGATTCTTCGTCGCTATCTTCCGTCTCATCGTCCATCTTATCAACGTATTTTGCCATAGTGATTTCATTTTTGAGATAGGCAAGCGAAGCATCATCAACCTTGCGTTCTTTCAAATTGTCAGTAAGAATCACGCAAGAATCGAACTCCTTTATCATTGTCAGGGTGAATCCGAACTGATAATTGAGTTCGATGTAGTCTTTCAAGATAAGGCAAGCATTCTCTAGCCCGGTGGCATACAACAAGAATTTATACTTCTTGTCGCTTATTTGCGCTTGTGCAAGATAAGGATATAAGAACTTGTTCTCATTCTCGAACGCCAAGCGGTTCTGGTTGCTGACTTCCACTTCCTTGATGCCGTCAGCTTCCATACTGAAACGAATTTTCGCCAAAGTGTCTTGGTCTATCAGCGTGCCACGGTCAAAAAGAATTTCATTCCGTTCGATGGTTACTGTTTCACCTGTATCTTCATCAATGAAAGATTCCTCCCATGTTTTGAGGACACGTTTTGCAAGGTACATGTTGAGCATCTTTTTCGGGTCAGATGTCACATACCTGATTTCTGTTTTTCTTGTTTCTATCATAACTAAATAAATTCTTGATTTCTTTGTATTTCCTGCTGTTCCTCAAATTTCCAACAATATCCACCTGCTGTTTTTCTTTTGTTGTTACAACATTGTGAGATATTTTGAAAATTTATGCCGGTATCTCTACAAGCGTCCATTAATGTCAAATGTCGCTTTATAAAAGCTCCATTCTTATCTAATTGAATAACTACTTTACCTTGAAATACGGCCCTTCTTCTTTGGGCAGTACCATAACTCAAATTATAAGCGTGAGTACACCATTCCAAATTAGACAAGCTGTTATTGCTTTTGTTTTCATCTTTATGATTTACAACTGAATACCTATGAGGATTGGGTAAAAAAGCCTCTGCTACTAAACGATGAATGTTAAGTGTATGTGAGCGTCCGCCTTTGAATAGGTTTACACATTTATATCCACATCTATCTTGTAGTTTAAGGATATGCGGCTTTTTCTTCATTAATTCACCATTTTGTAGTCTTACGTAACTGCATATAGATTTAATTCTACCCCTGTCTGATACTTGATATAAACCTTCATATCCGACAACATCTTTCCATATTTCTGCCATTATAAATAATCTTTATTTCGTCCAATCTCTATTTCCATTAGTTGAATCAATCTATCTTCATCAGCAGAAGGTAAATATATTCCGCATTCAGCACTTGCCCAATTACGAAAACGGGTAATACTTGTACTCATTTCTGCACTATCTAAATCAGCAGAGCTGCGCAATATCTTTATCCGTCCCAAATACTTGTCGTCTCTCTCACGAATGAAAATGGATGGATTAACAAGCTTTTTATAATACTGTTGCTTCACCCACTCCAACGTGTTTCCGGTCTCACACGCAAAGTAACCTAAAATCACATGCAAATATTTATTGCTTTGCAGGCTTCTTTTAGGCTTTTTCTCTGTGAGTTCTACAACCTTACCGCTTTCTGCGAGCTTTGCAGAACGAGCCTTAAATTGCTCTTTCTGCAAAGGGTTTGAAGTATCGTAAAGGGACATACATTAAAAAGGTAAATCGTCCTTTGCATTACCATTCGCATCAACCGGAGGTGGGAAATTCTGCGGCTGTTGCTGATAAGTCGGTTGCGGTGTAGGTTGTTGAATTGGTTGCTGTGCCAGTGTAGCTTGTGAGGATTGCGACACACCGCCACGCGCATCTATTTTGTAACACCGAATAGACGCCATACGTTTGAATTCTCCGTCCTGATTCGTCCAAGAACGCCCTTGTAAGACAAATGATACAGTAACAACATCACCCTGATTAAAGCGGTCGAGTTCTGCACACTTATCGCCTGAAAACTCTAAGGGAATAACATTCTCATACTCGCTACGCTCTCCCGTATAAGGATCGTAAGTGGTAGCATCCAAGATAAACTCCCGTTTTGTAAATGAGGAACCACCGTTTTTGGATGGTATTTGAACGGTTTGTCCGATTTCGATTATCCGTCCGGTTATTTGGTTTGCCATTAATTTTCTCCTCCAAAAATCTTTTTATCGGTTATAAGTTCTCTGTTTTCTTCCAAAAACCGGATAAATTCCTCACAATGATTAGTGAGAATAGGAATATCACGTTCTGGATTGAAAACGTATGTTTCTGTATAGGTATCTACCACAAAACCGCCTTTATTGAACTCTACAATGTTGTACTCAAATGTCCGTACATCCGAACCGTTCTTCATCAAAGCGTAAGGATAAACCAAATGTTGATGGTGGTCTTTGAACTTCCCTACGGTATAGCTTCCGGTTGTTTTGATGTCGTGGACGCTGGCTGACATCAGTTCGTCAATTACCCCATAAACCAAAACATTGCCGTATGCGGTTGGAAGAATCGCTTCTACTCTTTGTTGGGTTAATGCGCCTTTGTAGTAATTGGCAAATTCTCGGCAAAGAGAAATGGGAAAAACAAATGTGCGGTCATTGTAAACAACCGTATAGCAAGTATTCTCGGCATTTCTCTCTACGTTCATCTTATTAGGTTTCCTATTTTCTATAAGAGCATCCACCAATTCGTTAAACGCTGTCCCTTTATCCGCAGCTTCGCTATCGAAAGGTTTACGATTAATGCGATCAATGAGTTCTTGAAACTGCAACTCGTGAAACTGTTCGGGTGTGTGGGGTGGATTTTCAGACCACCCCCAGTATTTTTCCCAAACCACATCACTATTCAAATACCCCCAAAAGGAGTCAAGAATAGTGGCGTAAAATTTATATTTAAGCTGCTGCATCGTTATACATTTTAGTATTCTTGTCAAAGACCAATCCAAGTTCTTTAGCCTTAGCCGCCAACATCATAGACGCTTTCATTTTTGAACTTCCAACATGGTTGAAATCGTCAATATGTGCGATGAAGTCATTCGCGGATGCTGCATCCCCAACCAATTCTAAACACCCTGTTATATCTGATAAAACCTTATTATATGCTTCTTGTTCTGCCTTTTTAGCTTGTAGCATACCAAGATAAGGGGCAATAATCCGAGTAGCGATGAAATCGTTCTTTGCCGTGGGTTTCCCTTGTACGTCTATAATAGTCGGAACCTCCATAACAGATGGCAGATTACAGGTATTCTTTCCGTCATTTCTATTTGTCGGATCGAATGTGATCGTTCTTCTTACCCGGCCATTCTCATTCCGCATTTCCATATACCCTAACAAATCCAATTCTGTAACGATCGAATTGTAAGACTTTTCCCTTAACGCAGGGACAAAAACCGTATCATCACCCTCTTTTCGTGTATCCCTGTGAGCGACAAAAATGACGTTTTTATTCAAATCCGACAGACAGCGAACAAACCATGAAAATTCTTGATTGATACCGCCCCAATCTCTAATAGAAGGCTGTCGGGTTCCACATTTGTAAGAAATAATGAAATCCATCATCTTACCGATAGTATCAATAACTATTGATTGATAAGCTGACAGATTTTCACTCATTAGCACCTTCATGTCATTCCAAGAAGTGACTTGCACGATGTCCACACTTTGCAGATGGGAATCATTCACTCTTTTAACCCCGTTGTCGAAGTCAAGTAATAACGGCATTGGAGCACTCAATGCAACTGTACTCTTGCCAAAACCAGCTTGGCCGTAAAGCATCATCTTTACATTTGTCGGAATATTCAATTCCGTTGATTTTTTAATTAAACTCATGATCGTAATATTTTAATCGTTAATACTATATCGTTCCTCTTCGTGTACCTTTTAGGATATTCCCATCCTCAATAGCTTTTTCTATTTCCGCTATCCGGTAATAAATTACCCCTTTAGCCTTAATGATAGGATTACCTTCCCTATCCACGGCCTCACGGGTGTCAAACTTGTATTGCTGGAGAAAACCACGTTTTACCAAGGCATTGATAACCGATTTACCGTATGTGTCTTGTGCTTCCTTTTGAGTGAAAAGCACGCGGTTATAGATTTTTTTCCTTTCCTCGGCTACTGTCCTTACCGCAGCTTTCGTAATGGCATCGTAATCTATTACTACAGGAATGCTCATTTTGGGGGAGATCAGTTCCATGGCCTGTTGAAGAAGGGCCATAGCCGGATTTGATTGAGTTGCTTCCATAATTCAAATAATTATATTTCGCCCTCTCGTTCTTACACGAATACGGGCGGTAAGTTCTACATTGGCGTTAGAACGGGTTCGGATTCGTTGCCGTCTCATGTCAAAATGACTATCTAAACAAAGGATTATCAAAAGAACACTAGCAACCGCCGATTTCGTGGCAGGCGAAAAGTCCAGTGTCAACCGGATACCCGATATCCTTTCAGCCAATTTTAGTGCTAGCTCTCTCCCATTCCGAACGCCCAAAATCAAAAATGCCGTCTGGAGCTGGTTATTTATCGTGCTTACCGCACGATGCTTCAAACTGGCAATCTCCTTCTTCTCGTACCCGGAGGCGTACATCTGCGCTGTCAGGTCGCATTCAGGTGTTAGTTCGGTGAAGACTTCCATGACATTTCTTGTTTTAGGATTTCTACAGCCGACCTCATAGCTTTCTTAGCTTCATTATCGCACCAATCATTCACCCAGCTTCTCGACTTGGTGAGATTGTTCGTATGCGCCTTTACGTGCCTAAACGATATACGGCCATATATACAGCCGTCCGTATTCTGACGTAAGATATCATTTAGGGTCTCCGCAATGTATTTCCCCGGGACACTGGTACTTTTAATGCTTATCTTCGGGAACATCATCTTGCAATCGCTATTCACATAGATATGTTCTATTGATCCATTATTAAACTCTGAGTTCAAAAGGACATAAACAGCGTTCGCCAACGCTTTCAGTTCAGCGTCCTGCGCATCCGATGTCTCTTTTAGCGTACCCGATTGCCTGATCCGGCCTAATTCTGACGTGATCCAGAAAGCGTAACCCCCAACCTTATGATGATGATTGAAGGACGCATCAGTATTAATCGTGACATTCATAATCGTGCGTGTTGATTTTTAAGGCTTCTCTATATTATTGACTATATAGAGAAAGCCGACCCTGCTATTTCTGGAAATCGTGTAAGGTGGCCTACCGTCTTTCGTCACAATACCGTCTTTTCTCAACTCGTTATTAATGCGAAGTGCCTCGGAGCGATACCCCATTACATCCGACACCTCTGATAATGGGATCGCCTTGGGCTCACCGGGCTTTGTTTTCAAAATTGTTTCTCTGATTGTTGCCATATAACTATAAATTTAAATTGATTGTGGACGGAACCGGTAACGATCCGGCATACGCACTTCCGGCTGTGCGCAGAGCGTTCCAATACGCCCGCCCAATTGCCGGGGCTTTCACCCGGCCGCTTTTGACAACCTAAACACAAACGAATCAAACAACTTCAAAGAAGGCTTTTGCAGCTAATAGCTTCTTCTCTGCCAGAATACGAGCCGATTCTTCCCTGTCTTTCCAAGCTCGATAAAGATCCAGATCCTTTTTCGCTCCATCCAATTCTTTGTTTAGAGAATCTACCAAATCAATAAGCTCTTCTTTAGTCATTTCTTCTATACCTTTTGTTTCCATGTCTTATCATTTTAAAGCTGTTATTAAATCAAGTTTGTATGCTGAATAAGTGAATACTACGACACCCACAAGATTAGGAATGAACGTAGCTGATTCTGATGCCATAAGGATGAAGCCAACGAACAAGGCTATCCCGTAAATTATATTTTTCATAAGCGTTAGAATTTAATTTGTGCCCGGCAACCGATTCGATCGACAGCTCTCGCTTCAGAACCGGGCCATATTTTGAAAAGGGGCGGCGGTTAACCAATGTCTGACCATAACACCGCAAGGAAACACGCCCCTTTGATAATTTCTTTTTTATAATGTACCCCAGCAGGTCACGGCAAAAGCTATCTGCGCTTATACATTATTATATGTTATCCTTTCGTTTCAACCCCATTTCTGCGGGTACTAAGGTGTAAGTACGAGAAAGAACTAACAGAAGTGACCGGGTGAGATATTCTCTACGCCCACCCGACCTAGCTTTAATAAACCGTTATGAAGTTTTCTACTTTAAATGATCTGAATCCGTTCGCATCTACATCGAAGTAGCGAACCGTTTTGTAGTTTTCTGATCCAGTGCCTTTGATTAGGGACTGAACGTCTTTAAGAGTACCTTTTGCTTTGCGAAGTGAACCGTCAGCCTTTTCGTAAGCGAATGTTACAATACCTTTGTGCATCTGTCTTGTTAGCCGATAGAGTGCCCAAGCACGGGAAAGACATACTGCGAACGCTTTACCTGTCACTTTCATTAGCTCGTAAGCCATGCAAAATACTTTGTGTCTGAAATTTGAAGTTTTCATAATCGTGTGTGTTTATATGTTAGTAATCGTATTCAGGTTCATAAATCTTAGGAGTGAGATATTCTACTTCTCTTTCGAGAGCTTCTATATCTTCAGAGATAATTTTCACGATTTCAGACTTGCTGTCTACATTATATATATAGCAAGCTTCTTCTTCGCCGATCATGTTCAATGCTTCTAACTCTACTCTTGCGTTTTCGAGTTCTGCGAGTGCTGTTTCATAAGATCGTGCCATAATCGTGCATTTTAATATGTTTATACTATTGTATCATCAATTGAGTTTGCTAACTTTGCCTGTGATAGCGTTATCAATTGTTTGATGATGCAAATATACTACCATAATTCAGTAAAGCAAAATATTTACTGTATTTATTCAGTATATAAATATTATTTAACCTTTGTGCGACTTTGCGTACATTATATAGTTATGAAGAAAGAGAGTTGGTATGCAAGAATAGCCATAATCGTGTCATTAGGGGTTTTGGCGTATATTGCTCTGGATATTAAGCCTTTTACATTTGAGAACACAGAATTTCTCGGATGGGTTGTTGCTGCACTATCTGCCAGTACAGCAATATTGCTATGGTGGAATATACAGAACTATTTTTTATTTAAAAGGACGATCGAAGAGGATACAAAAAGGATCGTTCAAAAAGTGATTGAAGACAAAAGTAGCAACCTTGAAGGGCTTATCACATTTGTTAGATACATCGATTTCTACAACAGGCATATCGATGAAAAAGCAATAGATGGATTCATACAAGCTATTGGAAAAATAAACAATAGCACTGAAAAGGAAGGTCTAAACGATATTTTGTTCTGCCTTATTGAAATAACAAAGAGATATAACGAGAAGGGAAATACCTGTCATATATACAGAGGTAAAAGAAGTGATTACTTAGATGTGCTATCTAAGGTCGATCTAGAAGGTATTGAGAAAGTAAAGAAATTCATTTCAGACGCAAATGAGTTATCGTATTAACATACTCATTACTTCTTTGATCTTACTAGAAAGATACTCTATGACATATTCAGTTATTGGCTTATAATTTGTAAAAGAAATATCCAAAGCTATAAAGAATATGGCGACAACGAAGAAAGCGGCATACGCAGCAGGTATTTCCATAGCAATAAAGCAAAGACGACAACCTCAAGGTTGCGGTTTGAGGAAGTCGCCTATATAGTCCCTTACGGGAACAGTTAAACAATTTAGTCGGTATCATCCGCAACTTGATACAGATGCAAATATACTGAATTATATCAGTAAAATAAAAAAATGACAACAAAAGAAAGATTCGTTGAATATTTAAAGTTTAAGGGCTTTGGTCAAACAGCCTTTGAAGAGTCAGCTGGTCTATCACGTGGAGCCATTGCTAAGAAAACTGGGTTCAACGCAGACTCCATAGAAAAAATAGCTATGGCCTGTCCTGATTTAAATATAAACTGGCTTGTAACAGGTTTAGGAGGAATGTTGAGTCATAGCAACAATGAGGAAGACGAACCTAAAATAAGCTACACAAAGGGAGTACCCTATTATAATGTGGATTTTATTGGAGGTTTTGATTTAGTTTTGAACGACCAGACTATAAATCCTGAATATCTAATAGACTTCAAGAAGTATAACGATGCTACTTGTTGGTGTAATGTAACCGGCCACTCAATGGAGCCAGAGATTAATCATGGTGATATGATAGCATTGAAAAAGATAGAAGACCGATCATTTCTTCCACTTGGAGAGGTATATGCTATCGTCACAACAAACGATATGCGTACTATTAAAAGATTAGGAGCTGGAAAAACAGATGACACTTACACTCTTGTTCCATCAAACAAGTCACCTGAATATTCTACACAACAACTTCCCGCAAGAATGATTAGAACAATATTCCAAGTACTAGGAGCCGTCAAAAGGTTTTAGCTATATTCTCTCTATCACAGGATTCTGTACAAACAAAAAAAGAAACACTATGTATTATTAACCTTATAATGTAAAATTATGCCAAACACACCACAGGAAAGCATGGAAGATGTAAGCATTGCTTACATGCAAGGATTATGTGCTTATAATGGCTATACTTTATCAATAGAAAGACGAGATAACGATGGTGTAGACATTACCATCAAATGCAAAGGGTATCCAAGTACAACGTCTGGATGCTTAAAGTATTCTCCAACTCTTGATATTCAGCTAAAATCCTCTTTCGCTAGATTCAAACAAAAAAGAAATGGAGATATTACTTTTATTTTAGAATCAAAGAATTATAATAATCTTGTAATCGGTGATAGGATGACTCCTATAATATTAGTAGTTTTGCATATGGATAGAGATCGAAAAAAATGGGTAAAACACTCAAGAGTTGCTCTTAAAATAACAAAATGTGCATATTGGGTGAATCTCAAAAACTGCCAGCCTACAAATAATGGCTCCAATATTACAATCGCTATACCAAAAGACAATATTTTATCTTGTGAGAATCTAAAAAAATTAATGATAAAAGTATCAAAGGAGGAAGAATTATGAAAGATTTGCATAAAGCAATAGACCTTATTTCTGCCGAAAGAATTCTTAAGGTTGTTTCCTTCTTGAAATGGGAGGAACTAAGTACTTTGATGAATGGTCGAGTTAGACAGTTCGTTTCTCCAGATGATGAATATACCGCATTGATTCCACTTTCAAATGAATTTTCTGATTATTATAAAGTAATTACAGACACATTACAATCTATAGCTTCATATGAAAACAGAAGCTTAGAATCATTGATAAACAGGATATTAAATCCTTCTTATGACATTCTAAAATGGCGCATAGCAGACAATTATACAAAAGAAGGTAAAATTCCTTTTTTTAAAATGACAGAAGCTATTGATAATATTAAAGATATATTAGCCATATCATGTCTCGACACCTTATCACCTTCTAAATTTCATGCAAAAGTTTATACTAATGATGTAAATGATAATATATCAAACTATTCATTTGGTCAAACAGAAATAGGTAGTTACATTCTTAATATTCTGTGTCCTTTAGGCAATTATCACTATGAGATTTTTGAACCTACTGAAGAAAATATTCCCTTAAACAGAAAAATTAATATAAAGCTGATTTCTTCTATATATAACATACAAGAAGACTTAAATGCAGACAATAAAAACAAGTTTGACGAAGAAGTTGATCAGGGAATATACAGTATCAATTTCTTAGATTCTTTGATGAGTATTTATGAAGATACTAAAGATACTGAAATGAATATTATAGTCGATTGGTGTAAAGATGTAAAATTTATTGATAATTTCTCATTAACAAAAGTAAAATTGGAACCAAAATACATAGAACAGGTATGTGATGTGGTAGAAAAATATCGACCAGCAAAACAAGAAAATACGCAAAAGATTTTTTATGGCAAAATTTCTAGCATCGGAAGTAACCCCAATGTTAATGAAAGAGAGCATGTTGAAGTTCAAGTTGCTGTTATTGGAGATGATAACAAAACAATGAACATAAAAGCGAAACTTAATTATCAACAATATTTTTCCATAGTAAATAGTGCTTTTGAAGAAGGATCAAATATAAGAATCACTGGCATATTCAGTTCTACAGGAAGAGCAAAAAAAATGGAGAATGCATCAATTGAAAAATTGGATTAATGAAATAAATATACATGAATAAACTCATAATTTTTCTAACTCAAATCATCTTGGCATTTACCTTAAATGCACAGGATATAACAAAATATACCACAACGAATCTAAATATGCGCTTTAGAGCTGATTCGTTGTCAAAGGTGCTAACAGTCATACCTAAAGGAACACCAATTACAATCGCTGAAGATTGCGATTGTAATTGGATACCCGTTGTATATAACGGTAAGATTGGATATGTTTCTACAAAATACTTATCCAAAGAAAAACCTTCTCTTAGTGCTCAAAGTGAAATAAAGTACTACACTAACTCAAAAGGAGAAAGAGTGCAATCACCTACTAAGTACAGTTCTGCTCCTGCTGGCGCAACAGCTTTATGCAGAGATGGGACATATAGCTTCAGTAGAAGTAGACGGGGAACATGTTCTCATCATGGAGGCGTTAAGAAATGGTTGTAGCAATTCAACGAATTAAAGAACAAGCTAAATATCTAAAATTATGATTGATTTTTTAACCATCGTGCTTCTTGTATTCGGAGTATTACAAATTGTCTTATTCTTCAAAATATGGGGGATGACAAATGATATTCGAGAGATGAGAAACAAATATCTCAAAGATGAAGATGAAAAAGTACTAGAAGAAGTAACTAACAACCCGTTGCCTAGAATCAGTAATGAGTCAAAAACGACAATGTGAAGCCGGACGATTACTCCCTGGCTAAATCACCAAATTCGCCCTAATTTGAAAATCAAATTAAGCCGGGCATCATTTCCCGGCTTTTTCTTTAAACACATGATCTACTACTTTATTAATAACATTATCCACCCTGCTAAAATCTAGCTTGACATAGGTATCCGTGATATCGTGCCCCGATTCATGGGTAAGGCAAAGCGCGATATCATCCATGCTAATATCGCATTCATTACGAGCGATCGTAGCGAATGAATGACGAGCCGCATAATAAGTCAGATTCGGCAAGGACAACTCTCTCCTTAACACGGAAATGCCTCTTCTCACGGCTTGATGGAATGCCGGCATATTCGAATACATCTTATAGAAGCAAAATCCCCTTATGCCATCCTTATCCCTATATTTCTCTATTATATCTGCGATTATCGGATGCATCATCAACGACAAAAACGGCTTGTCTTTTTTATGGGTACGTGTCTTTTTCCTCGTATACTCTACCCTGTCCCCAAACGGCCCACAATCATAGATATCCGCCAAGTTCATTCCCGCCAAGAAAAACGACATCAAAAAGAGATCCCTTGTCATTTCCGGAACTTCTTTGTCCGAATGATAGTCAAAGATTTTTCGGATAGTCTCTCTCTCAACCGCCCTCTTAGAAGTTGTTTCTATTCTGGGAGGGGAATACACCTTGAAAGGATCATTTTTTATAAGGATGTCTCCCACATTATAGTCGTTGTATTTTTTCTTTGCAGCGTTAAAGATAATAGAGAGAGCCCCCATGTAGGAATTGATACTATTTTCACTTAATCCGCATTTTTCTTTGTCGGCTTTCTTGCTCTTCCGATTAGTTGTCCGCAACCAATCCTCGTAATCCTTTAACAACTTATGGGTAAGCTTGCTTATAGGAAGAGACGGTTTCCCTGTTTTCTCTACCACATAATTCGTTAACGCATTTATTCTCGTGACATTATAAGCTTTCGTGGATTCATTCTTTATCTTATCCTTATACTCATTGGCGAACCGAAGAAAGTCAATCTCACTACCGGCATCCAATATCTTCAAGACATAATCCTTCACCTCCTTTGCCGTATCCATTTCAGAGATGATTTCTTCTTTCTCATTCAGGATAGCACGAATCTTCCTTACTTTATCATTTAGGCTGTCCTCGATAGAGCTATCCGTTACAGATCCAGAAGAGTGCCCTTTTCGGAAACGAACACATTCCGTATTAACCCCAGAAGGAATGTAAGCGGACAGGCTCTTATGTATTATCTGTATCTTGGGGTTGTATGTCCCATCGGATTTCTTATGATGCTTGAAGATTACCCATTGTACCGTAGCCATAATCGTGTAAAGTTTTTTGTAAAGTATTTGTAAAGTTGAATCCTTGTTTTGAGCAAACAAAGTTAGACAGAAACGATGTATAAAACAATACTAATACCCTTAAATACCTTTATCCATGCGGAAACAAATAAAAATCCGCATCCAGCTTCACAGCTACATGCGGACCAAACAAATAACAAACTCTACTTATATGAAAAAACAAATACTACTAACAAATTATTATACGATGACTACTATCAAGGTGACTTCTGAGTCATTTTATAGTATAACAGAAGATTGTTTGAAAAGGTTCACCAGTAATTTCTTTTAGTCTGAGAGCTTTTCTTTTTATCGACTGTTTGAATATAAAACATTTCAAGCTGCAAATTGTTTTACAAACAAAGATAAAAATGATGATTGATCGGTTTGAGGCATGATTAAGAAGTTATTTTCTATATTATTGTTTATGATAATGCTTTTTGCCTTCCGGATGAATGCGGAAGCGGATGAGGAACACTTTTCTAACGGTTCCTATCGTTAGCGCACTAGAATTAACATTAAATGAAAGCGCTTCCGACGCTATGGTTGGTGGAGCGGTTACTCAAAACGACAAATTTCAAGTAAAACACGGCGATTACTCCTAAATCTTTAGGGATAATCGCTTTTTCATGAATAGATTTCAAGTAAAATTAGGACATTTATCCAATTATATCCGTAATTTTAGCCCAATTAAATCAATAGCAATTATGGAAAGAATCGTTAATCATCCTATTTTAACAATTCCACAAGAGGGAGAACACACTTTTTTATTCAATGGCAAACCCGTAACGGGAATGAAGGGTTTTACCATCGCCGCCGCCTTACATCAGGCCGGCTATCCAGTACACAGTCATAGCGTAAATGGCCGCAATCGTTCGCTGAATTGCGGTATCGGTAAATGTGGCGCCTGCGAAATGCTGGTAGACGGAGAAGTAAAGCGTATCTGTATTACGAAAGTAGACAATGTAAAGGAAGTATCGGAAATAACAGTACAGAATTATACGACAGATTCCCAAATAGAACCCAGAGAAGAACCGGTAGAGATCTATCGAACAGATGTGGCCATCATTGGTGCCGGCCCCGCTGGATTAGCTTGTAGGGAAACCTTAAAAGAACTAGGCTTGAACAGCATCGTAATTGATAGCAATGATAAGATCGGTGGTCAATTCTTGATGCAAACCCATGCATTTTTCTTTTTCGAGAAAGAGCGGCGCTTTGGGGGTATGCGTGGTTTCGATATCGCGAAAACTTTAGCCGGAGACGACCACTCTGGTATTTTCTTACATTCTACGGTCTGGGATATCCTACAAAATAAGCGTATCGCCGTAAAAGACATGCTTAACCATAAAAATTTCTATGTAGAAGCTCAAGCCTTGATAGTCGCTACCGGTGCGGTTCCTTTTATGCCGACCTTCGAGAATGATGATGTGCCCGGAGTTTATACAGCGGCAGTCGTACAGAAAATGATGAACGCTGAATTCACGTTACTCGGCAAAAACATATTGACAGTAGGCGCCGGTAATATAGGTTACCTAACGTCCTACCAATTGATGCAAGCCGGAGCGAA